GCAGAGCTCGTTGCTGACCGTGCCGCGCTTGATGACTACATGTTGTATCGCTTTGAGACATTTGACGAAGAGATATGGGAGCACTACCTGAATTCAGATGAGTATCAGGAGCTCATCTATGACGTAGCTCACATGTCGCAGCAGTCGCTATATCGATTTGCTGATAAATACTCAGTTGGCACATCGCCAAAGCAGATGTTGCGCAACCGGGTACGAAACATGCTCTGGAGACTTTACAAGAAGTTTTGACATTCTGATTTTCGCGCAGTATGCTGTGCGAAACACCACATGGGGGTCAGATGTCCGAGCAACCAAAGTTTGTCAATTACTACCTACCGGAGCCAATACCAGTTCCAGATTTCAACGGCGATTGTCGTGGTCTTCCAACTGATTGGTGGTTCCCCCCACTCCGACAAGACAAGCAAGTAAAGATAAACACTGCTCGCGCGCGAGTGATATGCGATTCGTGCCATGCGAAAGAAGAGTGTCTTGCTTTCTCCTTGAAGTACCCGAGCCTGCATGGAATATGGGGAGGAACGACACCAAATATGCGCAAGCGTCTCCGCAATCCAGTAACGAAGAAAAAAGTAGTTAAGCAGTAGACATGCCCATTGACCCAGTAGACAACATGTTGTCTCGTCTTCACAGTGTGAAGAAGATGGACGACAACCAATGGATGGCGTCATGCCCATGTCGTGATGACGACCAGAATCCATCACTTGCGGTTAGCCGTGGCAAAGATGGCGAATGCATGGTGTATTGCCATCGCGGAATGTGCAATGCGGAAAAGATATTCCAGTCTGTTGGTCTTAATCTTGCAAAGGACGGATTTGTGCGCGACGAGCCACCACGTGAGGCAAAGAAGAAGAGCAAGAAGCTAGTAAAGACCTATACCTATCGTGATGAAGACGGAAACGTCTTATACGAGAAGCTCCGCTACCTAGTCGAAGATGGAACCAAGTCGTTTTCGCACCGTCGTCCTGACCCAAGCTCTCCTGGCAACTACATATACAACCTCAAGGACACCCGCAAGGTCCTGTATCGCTTGCCTGAAGTCATAGCTTCGATTGCTGCCGGGGAAGATATCTGGTTGGTCGAGGGCGAGAAGGATGCAGACATCATCTACGAGCGCTATGGCATACCTGCCACGACGATGACGAACGGCGCTAATAGCTGGGACCCGTCGTACACGCTCACCCTCGCTGGAGCTGCGAATGTACACATCCTTGCCGACAATGATGATGTTGGAAAGCTTCACGCAATTGGCGTTCGTGATGACCTCATGGCGGCTGGCATCAACGCAATTGCCTGGGTTTCTAAGCATGCCAAGGATGCATACGACCACATCCAGGCAGGTTACGAAGTCGATGGAGATTCGCTGAAAGAGTTAACCGACAAGGACCTACCAGAGTCTGTCGTAATCGAAGACATCCCAGAGGATGAGGCACCCGAGGAGAGTGCAGAAGACCGGCTACTCGAAGAGATTACGAAGATTCTGAATCGTGAGCAGATGGAGTTCGAGCAGAAACTCAATCGCATTTCATTCGCTCTCAACAACTTCAGTGCCACGTCATTTGAGGATTACGGACGAACTGTCAACTGGCAGGAGTTCTTAACGGAGGCAGACAACGACACATACGAGTGGGTGATTCCAGGATTGCTAGAGAAGCAAGAACGCGTAATCGTCGTAGCCGCTGAAGGCGTTGGTAAGACCATGCTTGCTCGCCAGGTGGCAATTGCATCTGCTGCAGGACTCCACCCATTCACGTTCCAGCCAATGCGTCCTATTCGTACCCTGACTATTGACCTTGAAAACCCTGCTCGTATCATCCGTCGCACTTCTCGCAGCATTATGGAGAATGCAATTCGTCTTTCCCACGCCAAGACAGTTGACGCACACCTGCATATCCACCCGTCTGGTCTAGACCTTACGTCCACAAAGGACCGCATCTTTGTTGAGCAGTTGGTCGAGCAGGTTCGCCCACAGCTGATTTGCCTTGGACCGTTGTATAAGTCATACGTAGATAACGGGAGTCGCACTAGCGAAGCTCTGGCAATCGAGGTAGCGAAGTTCCTCGACCGAATCCGCGACGTGTATGACTGTGCTCTATGGCTGGAACATCACGCTCCACTAGGTTCCTCGATGACCACCCGCGAGCTGCGTCCATTCGGTTCGTCCGTGTGGTCGCGTTGGCCAGAGTTCGGCATCTCCATCACGCCAGACCCCCTCAGCCCTGAGGGCTACGTCTACGATGTGCGGCACTTCCGCGGAGCCCGAGACAAGCGCGCATGGCCAATAAAGATGAAGCGTAGTCTCCGATTGCCATTTGAGGTTATAGAATTTATGAAGGAGTAAAGAGTATGCCGAAAAACAATCAGCCAGTCAGCAGGGAGTTCCTGGCTGAAAGAGACCTGCGCATATTTAAGATGCGTCAGGCTGGCATACCAACCAACGAGATTGCGCGTCGTTTTGGCATGACCACAAGCGCTGTTGGCAGCTCTGTGCGTCGACAGCTAGAGAAGATGAACAAAGAGGCCCTCATGGCGTATCCAGAGGTCCTACGCATGGAGCTGGAGCGCCTGGATGCGTTACAGCAGGCCATCTGGCCGCTAACGCAGTATCGCAAGGTCAAGGCAGACGATGGGACGGAGATACAGGTTGAACCAGACCTTAAGGCCGTGCAGACGCTGTTGTCCATTATCGATAGGCGCGCAAAGCTGCTTGGCATGGAGCAGAACAACGTGAACGTCCAGATGGATGTCACAACGTCACCCGCAATACGCTCAACACTCGCTGGTGCAATACCGAAGTCAGCCGCAGACCAGTTCTCCCCAGAGGCTGAAGCGCGCAAACTCCTCGCATTGATGGGTGATTCTGGCGTGCTCACCAAGGAGTACATTGACGGGATACTCGGCAAAACCCCAGAATTAGAGCAAGCAAACATCATTGAACTTACACCCGCAGAGGATGAGGCTGAACTAGAATCCGAAGAGTGATTCACGAGTCGATTAAGAAGCTGGCTAAGCCAATTGAAAAGCTCCTGCCACTAGAGAATAACCCGCGTAGGGGCGACATAGACGCCATTGCTGCGTCGTACGCAGAATTCGGACAGGTGAAGCCAATCGTTGTTAAAGACAACGGAGACGACACATTCACTGTTATCGCAGGCAATCACCAGGTGGAGGCAGCCAGGAAGCTTGGGTGGGACGAGATTGCAGCAGTCGTTCTTGATGCGGATGACAAAAGAGCCGTGGCATTCGCCCTCGCAGATAACCGCACAATGGAGCTTGGACACTCAGAGCAGTCGCAGATAATTGACCTCATCTCCCAGATATCTACGGATTACTCCTCGCTGTTGGACGACCTGAAGTGGGACGAGTTCGAGATGGCAGCCATGGATGAGTGGGTTGAGCGGAATGAACCAAACGAGAACGACGAACTAGATGATGGCTATGTTCCGCCTCCATTTGTTGGCAGCGTAGACCTCGAGAAGATAGACGTATCGAAGACCGACGCTGGTGAAACCAAACTGACAGCAAAAGACGGCGTTGATGAAGTTGACGCGGTTACCCGTGGCAGTGGTGCAGCGGGAACGTCCACTGCCGGTAAGGCAGTCGTTCAGTACACGCTTGTGTTTGATGATGCGGACCAGCAGCGCGATTGGTATTCATTCATTCGTTTTCTGCGTAGCTCACCCGTATATGAAGGTGATACGACCGCTGAGCGACTGATGAACTTTATTCAGTCACACGCTGACTTTTAGGGCGTCGGGCAACCCATAGCCCAATAAAGATTCCGTGTGCTAGACCGATGATTATTCCCGATACATACATGTAGAGTTTCATCACTTAATCCAGTTAGACAAATCCTTTTCCAGCTGAGCGGCATTGCGTGCGCCGACCATGGTTTTCACAGCATCGCCATTCTCGAACAACACGATGGTTGGAACACTGTAGAGACTGTACACCTGGGCAATCTCTGGGTACTCGTCGATGTTGACCTTGCCAACTTTGAAGTGTTCCCCGTGTGCTTTTGCGAATGCCTCGTACTCGGGCTTCATCGCCTTGCACGGTCCACACCAAGGGGCCCAGAAGTCGACTACTACCGGCTTCTCGCTATCGATGAATGCTGGGAATGTATCTGATGTGACGTCCTCAACCATGACTGTCAGCGTACAGGACAGGCGCCAGTAGCGCAGTTATCGAGGTCGAGCATTTCACCCGTAAAGGCCTGGAGCGGCACAGTGAAGTCAACCTTGCTGAGAAGCTTCTCGTACTGGTCTTCAGTGATTTCCTCGTATGGAGGAAGTGGGAAGTTGTGGTCGCTGTGGAGCAGGAAGGACACGGACTTGACGCCCTTGTCGTAGTTCTTTGAGAGCCACTCCTGGATTGCTGGGAGTTCTTCCTTGCGGTAGTAGACGGTAACCGATACGGCGTTGTCAGCCCATACGGTCTGCATCTTCTTGACCCACTCAAGCTGGTCTACAGCAGTCATGTTTGCTGCCAGAACTGCATCATCCGGGGATGTGCATGGGAAGTCCACCACGTAGCGAGTGTGGTCTTCGCGGCCGTCAATACCGATGTCCCACTGGACCTTGTAGCCACGCTTGCGGCATGCATCTACAAGTGGGTCGGATGCACCGAAACGCACCCGTCGGATGTAGAAGCGGGCATACCCAGGGTGAATGCCAGGGGTCACGCCAGGAAGCAGTGAGAGCGTTCCTGAGGGCTGTACGGTCGTTAGACGAACCGATGCTGGCCAACCGCGCTCCTGCGAGTATGTCTCGTCGTAGGCCTTGAGGTGCTTGTACGCCTCATCCAGCCAGGCAACCTTCTCTTCGGAGACCTGGAGGACACCCGTGATGCTTTGACCGAGTCGGGCGTTCTTGCGCACGATTTCTGTCGTCTTGGCATACGGGTATTCGAGGCGTGTGATTTGCTTCTGGACCTTATAGAGCAGCGTTGAGATTTCCTTCAGTTGAGCAAGCGACTCTACGTTTGGCAGGAAGATGGTCGACAGGTTGCATGATTCTCCGTCTGCGAGGCCGATTTCTGCACAGGGGTTGAAGCCTTCGATGGAGTTGTCAACTGCACGCTCTCCAAGACGACCATAAGAACGAGCCAGCTTGCGGTTGACGAGACCATACGGTTCGCCTGAGCCGTCGTAGCCCTTCCAAAGCTCTGGCATGATTTCCTCATAGGCATCGGCATAGATGCTGTTGTTGGAGTTGGCACGCCATGCTGGGATGGTACCCGTAGACCAATTCTTGGCACGAATGAAAAGAACGTCATCTGGGTCACCAATTGCAATCTGTGCCGAACGGCGTGATGAGCCAGATACGACGATACGACCGATGATGTTGCAGATGTCGAGTACGTCGATTGAACGGAGCTTCTTCCCTTCGCGATTCTGCATGACCTTGCAGATATCTGCGACTCCATCGATGAGTGCACCTGGACCGGATGCTGTGCCACCGAATGTCTTGAGTGGTGCACCGAATTCACGGATGAGAATCGTTGAGTATGAGAAAGACTTACCCGTGTCGAAATATGACTTCAACACTGCATGAAGCAGACGCTTCCAACCTTGACGCGAGTCTGGCACGATGATGTCTGCATCGTTGGAGCGTTCGTGAGTAATCGAAACTCCTGCCTTGACCTTTGGTAGTTCGTGAATCTTTGAGCGCTCTACAGAGAAGCCAACTCCACCACCAAGCATGAGGTATTCGAACAGCAGTTCGAAGTCTTCGATTGATTCGATGTTTGTGAAGTAGCAATTGTTCAGTGACGTCGCATTGAACTTCTTGACCAGTGGCGTTCCAAGTTGCCAAAGTGCTCGGCCGGAGAGTGAGCAGCGCAGATTGAACATGTGGTCGAATAGCGCTTCGGCTTCCTTCTGCGTAAACGGTGTACCAATTTCGACAGCACCGTTAATAGCCCGTGTGATGGTTTCTGTCCAAGACTCATTACGACCTAGCTCTTCTATTGGGCGACTGTATGTACGCAGGTATACGACTTCTCCAAGTCCTCCGAAACCCCAAGGTGAGGTCTTGTTCTTGTATGAATCGATGAATTCGGGGGACAGCAACGACATGTCATTTTTCTTTCTGTAGGGATTTATGGGAAACTCAATTTTACACGAGTCACAAAAGTGATGCGTCTAGTTGACTTTTATTCCAAGTTCCCTTGCTTTGTCAACTGTGACATACGTTCCTGCTCTCGCAAGAACGACTTTAGCAGTCGCAAATGGCGTTATCTGCTTTTCTCCATAAATTGTTTCGTCAACGTAGATAAGTTTTTCTTGACGTCGCGAATCATGATTACTATTGCGAAGTGCTATGTGAATATCCTGTGGATTATGGTCAGATGGTGCACAATCACCCGTAGGGTGTCCACAGACTAGGCATGGTTCTCTGTCTGCTCGAAGTATTGGAATGTCTCCAAATAAAGTGTCTTTTGAGTAAAAGGCATCAGACATAGGACTATTCTACACCTGTGGAAAACGTGTATATCGAAGGTACGCTTCATACACATGCCAGCAACCAAGCGAGTGTACGTAATCAAGGACCCTTCTAAATGGAAGGAGTACTCAAGCATCTCCTTCATGAAGCGTGGGGCGTCATCAACACGCTCTGTGCTTTGCTACCTAAAGATGATGCGAGGTAAGCCCGTAACGGCTCTACAGACACGCAAGATGTTTCCTGCGTTCTTCAAGGGACCAGTTGAGGCTGGTCGCATTCTCAAGACTCTTACGAAACGTGGATTCGCTCAAGAGGTATACGAAGGTGCCTGGCGTATCACGCCAGTTGGTGAGAACGCAATTTACTTGCTTGCCGCCAGGGACAAGCTAAAGCATGCGATTGAAGACGACTAAGAAGACGCTTAGTTTCTAAACCAGGCGAAGAATCTCTCCTTGAGAGATGGATTCTTTACGTCGCCTGCATAGATGACTGTGCCAGTCTTTGGTGCTTCAGGAGCAGCAACTGGCGCAACAGCGGCTACCAAGTCATCAGCTTTTGCAAATGTTGGCTTGCTCTTTGGAGCAGCCTTCTTCTTTGCAGCTGGCTTCTTGGCTGGCGCCTTCTTCTTCGGCGCTGCCTTCTTGTTTGTCTTCTTGGCTGGTTTCTTTGATGTCATGTAGACAACGCTAGTACACCCGTAAGCAGTTCTGGCGGAACTGGTTTGTTTGGTATGTTTAGTCATGAAGCTAAGTGACTTCGATAATCGTCTTGACAAGATAGGTCTCGCCTTGATGTCAGGCGTCGAAGCCAAGAACGACAGCGTCAAAGAGTTCGGCATAGGCGAGGACCTGTCGATGAACCTGTTCCTCTGGCGTGCAAACAGGCTAAGGATAATGCTCCAGCTAAGGAACGACATACAGAAGCTCAACCAAAGAGATAGGTTCAGTGCTGTTACGGATGCTCTCGCAATCACCCGTAAGGCTTGGGGCATCGATGCTGTCTCGCTTATCTCTGAGGGATACTTCAGTGAAGACCCTGAGAAGACGAAGGACGTGGAGTTGAAGACCGCATTCCTTAACCCAGATAGTGGCGTTAGGGAATGCCTTACTGTGGCTCATGTCGAAGACGGATACGTTACCTTTGTGGTCAAGCCCTATCGATACGACGTACCACGAACCGTTGTGTGGGAAGACGAGCGATACCATCCTGGCTCTTCAATGGTGCGCGACCAAAACGGCATGTATCCGAACATGTTTCATCGTGTGATTACAACGATTGAGCCTGAACGAGACGACGAAATCTTCGACAAAGAAACGTACTACGAGACTATAAGTACAGGTCTCTACGACTCTGGATTCTTTATACAACATTGGGACTAGTCGAATAATCTTTGAATAATCTTTGTCGTTTGATGCAAGGCAGTATTGAGACTGTCTGCAATGCAGGGTAGAAATAGCATTACTGGCTCTACTCTGACTGCAGTAGGACGTCAACCAAGATGGCATCTCCAATACCTCAACAATGATTCCATTCAGTAAGCGTGTGCCTGGTCTGGTCTCGTAAGCCCCGACCCCCAAACTTTTCGGCGGGCGGCTGTGGGGGCGGGGGGCAGCGTACAGATTTTTTGCCCCATCATCTCCTGGATAGATTTATCCGATTTGCTATGCTACTTGGATGAGTCGCTTTACTGAATCTCCTGAACTGGTAGTGATGAGGTCTCGCTTCATCGACCCTTTTCCACCCATCTTCTCGGTGAACGATGGATGGTATGGATTGCTGCTTGCTCTTGATGCTCGTCTGCGTTCTGTTGACGAATACTATCGCCTGTATCAAGTGAAGGAGAAGTTTGGTGCTCTTCGTGTGTATCCCTCTGCTTCAGATGAAAACAAGCAAGTTGAACTAGACCAAGTCGCTCTTCGTTTTTCGGTTGCCTCTATGTTCATTTGTGAAAAGTGTGGTTCCCCTGGGCGATTGCGTAAAGACGGTCGTGGTTGGTATTTCACTGCCTGTGCTCACCACTCAGGGGATTATCCACCTTTGCCCTACGAGAGTTTTTATTCAAGCCGCGCCGGGAAATCCGGCAGTCCGGAATTGTTCTTCGAGGACTTACTGTTTGTCGTGCATGACGTCATTGCCGCCATTGAGCGGATACTTGCCCCCACCCCGCAAAATTAAATCGTCGAGGTCACCCTCGGATAGATTTATTTGATTCACCGGGATTGGTACGACGTTTTTGTGCATCACGCACCGTTCGCCATCTTGAAACCATCCGAGAACGTTTCGTATCGTTACATTGACGTTCTTTGCTTTGAGCGGATTTGGCGAGAAAGCCATTATTCCTTCTCTGACCCTTTTAATAGGATGTCGCGCATTGCATAAGCCAGCGAATTATTGGTCTCAAATGAATCCCAGAGAATCGTGGTGTTCGTGTCGTTGAGCGACTTGTTATTGATGGTGTTGAGAGACAGGTCTGCCATACCTTCGTGGTAGACAAAAGAGTCAACTAAACATTGGGTTACTTTTTGTGGGTCTAGGTCTTCGATTCCGATTCCTAGGTACTTACGTAGTGCTTCATCGTTTGTCATTATTTCCCCTTTTCGTCGTATTCCTTGTTGTAGAGCATGTCCATTACGTTTTCCGGCATTAGTAGAAATCCTCGTGCTGGATTATCTGCGCCGCCGAGCGAAATCTTCGTACTCTCGTTATAGAGATACGAGTTGGCTCGCAAATAGCGCTTGAGGCGTTGTACATCAATTACGACAAATGCTCCTTCCGGAGAGTAGATGTATACCCACCATTTGGCTGTCGTAACATTGATGCCGCTTTTAAACCACAGCGGCGTTCCATTGGAATCTTTTGCCGCCTTTGGATTTTGGTCAGTCTCAATCACCATTCGACCATTGCGGTAGCGGTCACTTTTGACTTCGAAATCTGTTTCGGACAGGCTCGAGATGAACTGGCGGACCAGTTCCTCCCCCTTTTCGCCATAGGCCAAATCAGTCGGGAAGTCAATTACCCGGCCCGGAATATCGTAGTGCTTGCTCATGCCTGTTTAAATTTATCTGGTTCATGGCGTTCTTGCAAGCTCGTCCTGTGCATAGATTCTGGGGTGACACCGGTCACCCGCCATTTAATGCCTATAAATACAGGGATACCCACCGAAATAAATTTATCCGAAAAAGTTGCAATCCTCGTAGCCACTGGCTAGGTTGTCTATCGCTAGATAAACACCTACCGAAAGGACTAACCATGACTAGCAAGTATGAGCAAATGAAAGCGGCTGGAATCATCAGCCGTGGACGCAGCAAGAAGAAGCTTTCTAAGCAGGAAGTGAAGGAGCGCGAGGAGAAGG